TTAGAACAATTAACATCTCAAGAGTTGATGAATTTTTTACGCAATTTAAAACAGGAAATTAGATTTAATACCTTCTCCCATTCAATAGAAATGGATGGCAAAGTAATAAAAAATATTGAAATTTTTTACCTTACCCTCGCAGAGCTTGGTTATAAAGTGCCAAAAGAAATGGCAGTTGATTGTCTTCTAAAAGTAGCCCATGAAAATGAATATGATCCTGTAAAACTTTATCTTGATCATTGCTACAACGAAATCCAACCAGCTTACATTGAATCTTTGGCCTCAACATATCTACGGCCACAGGATCAAAACCTGACCGAGCCGACAATATATGACACCATGCTAAAACTAACTTTAATAAACGCAGTAAGGAGGGTTTATATTCCTGGGTGCAAACATGACACCGCCACTGTCTTGCAAGGTTCACAGGGGATAAAAAAATCTTCTTTCTGGCAAACTTTATTCGGGCCGTTCTTCTCTGATGCTCTCGGTGATATTTCTTCAAAAGATGATCTTCTTGTTCTTCACAGATCATGGGGAATGGAATGGTCAGAAATTGATGGCGTAACATCCAGAAAACACGCAGGGGTGGTAAAAGCTTTTTTATCTCGTGCCACTGATCTTCTTAGAGTTCCCTACGGAAAGGCAGTAGAAGAATGGCCCAGACGTGGAATTATTGTTGGATCTACAAATAAAGAATCAGGGCTGCTGATAGATGATACAGGCAACCGAAGATTTCATATAATTCCCTGCACTGCAAAATCTATTGACCTTGATTCCTTACAACTAGAGCGTGATTCTCTTTGGTCGGCTGCCGTTCATGCCTTTAAAAATAAAGAATCACACTTCTTATCCTTTGAACAGGAAAATCAAATTGAAAAAGAAAACCTTGGTTATATGGTTGATTCTCCTTGGCTTTCGGTAATAACAAACTATCTGAACGACCCAGCTAACGCTGTAAAAGATATTACCATTGAACTCTTATTATCTGATGCTGTAGAAAAACCAATCGAAAGACAAACTAAATCTGACATTATGACTGTCTCATCAATTCTCAAATCCTTACATTATGAACGTAAAAGAAAACGATTAATGGGAACACCTAAATGGGTATGGTTCCCACCTGTTCTTACCCCTGTTCTCACTACCGAGAACGCTTAAAACTCCCTCTATAACTATCTTCTATATATATGTTCTCTATGTTCTCTATGTTTTATATATAAATATAATAATAGATAATATAGGGGTAATATAGGGGTTAGGTAACTCTTAAGCATTTATGGGAACACTTGGGAACTTGGGAACACCCCTTAGTCTCAAATGAGTCTCAAAATTAAGAAATATTCATATTCTCTCATTTGCGTGTAACATCTATGTAATGGCTAAAAAAGGTACAAAATTAGAAACTGTTATCAGGTCACGCAAACTTGGCGAGATCATCGCTAAAGGTGGCCGTAGATCTGACTGTAATCGCTATGCTTCGGAGAACTGGGGGGTAGGAGAAAGATCTGTTGATAAATATTTAGAGATTGCTAGAGCCGAGATGAAGGCCGACTGGGATATGGAAAGACCTGAAATGGTGGCAAATCTTTTAGCACAAGCTGCAACGTTACAAATGGAAGCAAGAGAAAAAGGTCAATTGCATATTGCTCTTGGTGCGATCAATACCGCAGCTAAACTTGCACAGATTATTTCGTGAGCATTTTAGATACAGTTCAACCTGGAAAAGTTTTATATCAGATAGGGGCATTTGATTTACCGACAGCACAACAAACAATAGATCGTATTAATCAAGATTTATTACCTCATCAAAAAACCTTTTGTGATGACATGGAGCATCGCAAGCTTGCATTAGTTTGTGGTTTTGGTGCTGGAAAAACATATGCTTTATGTTCAAAAGCTGTAATGCTTGCCTGTTTAAATATTGGTCATGTATCTGCTGTTTTTCAGCCAACGGCGCCTATGTTGAGAGACATTTTAATTCGTACATTTAATGAATTATTAGACCAATGGCAAATACCTTACACATTCAGAGCATCACCTTTACCTGAGTACCAACTTTCTTGGGAGGAAGGAACACATACTATTTTGTTAAGGACAATGCTTACATATCAACGTCTCCGAGGGCAGAATCTCTGTGCAGTGGGATTTGATGAAGCAGATACTATTCCAAAAAGAGATGCGGAATCTGCAATGAACATGGCACTTGCAAGACTTAGATCAGGTAATGTTCAACAGTTTTATGCAACAACAACTCCAGAGGGTCATGGCTGGGCATTTGAAACATTTGAAAAGAATAAAAAATCTGATACAGCCTTGATACAAGCCAAATCGAGTGATAATCCTTACCTTCCTGAGTCCTTCATTCCGTCTTTGTATGAGAATTATCCACCGCAGTTGATAAAAGCTTACTTGCTAGGTCAATGGGTCAACCTTACTACTGGGGCTGTATATTCTCGTTTTGATCGAAATAAACATTTAATAAATGAATTACCGTTCCCTATTGAAAATGAAATATTAAAAATTGGAATTGACTTTAACGTAATGAATTGTAATGCTGCTATTTGTGTTACTGCTGGAGATAAATTATATGTAATTGATGAAGTAACAAAACAAAAAGACACAGATGCTCTAGCTACAGAAATAAAAAGACGTTATCCTTTTAATAAAATATTAGTTTATCCAGATGCAAGTGGTGCAGCGAGGTCAACAATTAATGCTTCCAAAACTGATATTGCAATTTTGCAAAGTTATGGATTCACAAATATGGCGTTACGAAGCAATCCGCCAATCAAGGATAGAGTACAAACATTACAAGCATTATTGGAAAACTCCAAAGGACGGGTGCGTCTGGAGATTCATGCCAGTTGCCGACGCTTAATTGAATGTTTAGAACTTCAAAGTTATGATGAAAAAACAGGCGATCCTGACAAACAAAACGGTTATGATCACCTTAACGATGCTTTAGGTTATTTATGTTACAGGGAGTTTAATATGATTTATAGTAGGGCAGGGAACAAAACAGGTATTAGAATATATTAAAGACCTGATATTATTAATGTAAAACGATGTATAGTTCTTTCTTTCAAAATAAAATTGATAGCTTTGATATAGAAGTAACGGAAGTTCAGCAGCAGAATCAAGCTTGGCGAGATATGCAAAGTCATTGGGGTCTTATTGAGGATTTAATAGAAGGAACTAGTAAAATAAGAGGTAAAAGTCGTATATATTTAAAACAAGAACCTAGAGAAGAAGACGAAAGTTATGACGTTCGTTTAAGCAGATCCGTTGTACCTCCTTACCTTTTACGAATGGAAAGGATGTTGGCTGGTATGTTAACACGTAAACCAGTGAGGCTTTCAGACGTACCTGAAACGATAGAAGAGCAGTTATTTAATGTTGATTTAGAAGGAAATAATTTAACAAATTTTGTATATAACATTAGTAGGCTTTGTATTAGGTATGGCCATGTTGGAGTTTTAGTAGATGCTCCGGCTAATGGAGGAAGGCCTTATTGGATACCATATACTCCTAGAGATATTATTGGTTGGCGTACTGAAGTAAAAGATAATGAACGAAAGTTAACACAACTCAGATTAACTGAACGAGTTGTAAAACCTAAAGGGATATATGGTGAAGAAACTGTTGAACAAATAAGAGTTTTAGAACCAAATAGTTTTAAATTATTTCAAAGGAATGATGATGGAGATTTTAAACAAGTAGAAGAAGGCATAACAAGTTTAGATTTTATTCCTTTTTCTGTTGCTTATTCTAATAAAGTTGGTATTTATGAAAGCAGACCGCCTTTAGAAGATATCGCTGAACTAAATTTAAAAAGTTATCAGATACAAAGTGATTATGATAATCAATTACATATAAGTGCGGTTCCTATGTTAGCTTTTTTTGGCTTTCCCGCTGCAGCCGAAGAAGTAAGTGCCGGACCTAGTGAAGCTCTTTCGTTACCTGAAGGTAGTAGTGCAAGTTATATAGAACCAACAGGGAATAGTTTTACAGCACAAAAAGAACGAATAGAAAAATTAGAATATCAAATCAACGAACTTGGTTTGGCTGCAATACTTGGACAAAAAATGTCGGCTGAAACTGCGCAAAGTAAAAGAATACAAAGATCACAAGGTGATAGCACTATGATGGTTTTATCTCAACAAATACAAGATTTACTGGATAATTGCCTTAAGTATCATGCAGCTTTTTTAAAACAAAGTGTTTCTGGTACTAGTTTTGTCAATAGAGATTTTGTTGACACTAGTTTAGAACCACAAGGTGTAGATGCTTTATTAAAAATATATGCACAGGGAGTAATAGACCAGGAAGAATTATTAAAAAAATTAGTTGAAGGAGAAGTACTAAGTGAAGATTTTGATATAGAAGAGATGCTAAACAAAACGCAAATGGGAGGAATGATTGAAACAGACCAACTAGCTACAACTACTGAAAATGAATAATGGCTATAGAACAACAAAGAATACCAGAAGCATTATATAGAAATGCTATAAATTTAAATAGATATGAAAACGGAGTAGCTTTAAAAATAGTAAAAGAATATAATAATATAATTGTAAAAATTACGGATCAATTAAAACAATATGACGCTGGGGAACTAACATTAACTCCTTCGGCTGTAAATAGACAAAGAACAATATTACTACAATTGCAAGAAAGTTTAAATACATGGGCAGAAAATAGTTCCGTAGTTATTTCTCAAGAATTACAGGGTTTAGCAGAACTTCAATCTGAATTTATTAAAGAACAACTAACGAAAGTATTACCAAGTACTGGAACAAAAAATGCAGTAAGAACAATAGAAATTAGTCCACAATTTGCACAAAGCGTCGTGAATACTGACCCACGCCAAATAAATGTGTTTACTTTACCAGAAGAATTTGTTGTACAAACAAGTACAATACCAAAATTTAGTTTAACTGCTAGAGAAGGAGCCGTAATTAATTTACCTAATGGAGTAAATGTAAGAACAGCTTTTCGTAGAATTGCTGCATCTCAGTCAGAAGTTTTTACTAATACCGTAAGAATTGGATTGCTTTCTAATCAAACAACTGCTGAAATAGCTAAAGATTTGCGTGGAAAATTAAATTTTGAAGCTGTCGGAACTCTAGAACAAATAAAAGCCAAAGGAGGTATTGGAACAACTATTGCTAATAATCAAATCGACACTATTGTAAGAACCAGTATTAACCAAGTAAGTA